AAAGTAAAAAAAAAACATGATAAAGATATAATTGAAGAAGTTAACGAACTACATAAAGTGGGTTTTGATGATAAACAAATATATGCAGAAATTAAAATGAATCATACTATAACATATAATCGTGTTAAAAAAATTATACAATGCTTATAGCATTATTATGTTACAAAATTTAAAATATAATATTACTAATATATTTTAAATAATTGTATTACTGTATTATTTTATTATAATATATTATATTTTACAATAATTATCCTAAATCTAGTTTCCACCAACACACAACTTTATTGTGTGTGTACAGAGACTATTTTGATATACTCTATTACGTGTAACAAATTTCTCATATGATATACTTTTATTTTAATATATTATTATTTTTATTTTCTAGTTTTTTTATTAAAATTTACAAAAGTGATATATAATACAACTTAGCTACTTTTATATAAATATATTTTATTTATATTTTTTTATTAATTATTAAAAAGCATCACAGTACACTATTTTATATAAACTACCAACTATTTTTTTCTAAAAATTGTAGCAAAAGTAGCTAAAAAGTAGCTTAAATAAAATGTAATTATAATATATAATATGTTTTATTGTCAATGTTGTAATTATTCAACAGATAAACTTTTTAACTACAAAAAACATTGTAAAACAAAGAAACATTTAAAAAATAATAACATAAATTATGAATTTAAAAAAATAAAAGAAAATTTAACAGAAAAAAGTAACAAAGGGTCAAATAATAAGCTACAAAATATAATAATATGTGATGCATGCAATATAGTCTTTAAAACACAATATAAATTTATGAAGCATAAAAGTGAATGTGTTAAGCATTTATTATTTAAAAAAATTGACACATTAGAAAAAAAAGTAATGAAGTATCATCATGAAAATAATGCATTAAAAAAAATTATTAAAAATAATGAACTTATGACCAAACAGGTAATAAACACTAGTAATAAAGCGATTGATACAGTAAATGAAAGCGTAAAAAAAGGTAATAAATCAGTATATAATGTAGTAATTACTCAAATAAAACATCCTATTCTATTAAAAAAATTAGAAAATGTTAAATTAATCCATAATGCTTATAAAGATAACGAAATGAAAGAATTTGTTAAAGATTTATGTAGTATGCAACAGAATGGATCTTTATACAAGTTTATTGGAAACTTCATTATCAAGCAATATAAAAAAAAAGATATAACTAAACAATCTTTGTTTAGTACAGATTCATCTAGAAATAACTTTATTTATTCTACCTTTGATAAAGATAATAAAGCTATATGGAAAAAAGATCCTAAAGGACTTAATATTGGATCAATTACCTTAGATAATATATTAATGTATATTCAAGATATTATTGGAGAAGAACAATTAAAAATGGTCAAAATATTGTCTAAATTAACAGAATATGAAGTATTAAGATTATCTGATATTATAAGTACATGTAACAAGATAGATAGGTTAATACGACATAATAATGAATTAAAAAATAAAATTGTAGCATATTTATCTAGCAATTTTGGATTTGATGAAAATGAATTACTTTTAGAGAATTCTTAAATATTAAATTATTTGATGATTTACATAAAAAAAATATTATAAATATTGGTATTGCTCAAATAATGATGCAAATTCATTGAGTCCTGTATCATTAAGTGTTACAATATTTGAATAAATTCTAGTTTCAATATGTGTGTCTAAATTATATACATGTCCATTGTGTGTAAACGTAATAGTTGGATCTGATGAGAAATGATTAATTTTAAGTTTAGATGCAATGTCACTAAATTGTACCATAATGTCATCAATCTTTTTTTTTGTTAAAACAATATCATTTCCCTTCATAATAATTTTGTAAAATGGTGGAGAAAACAGTTGAATTTTAGTTAATTTCTCTTTTCCGATTAATGTCATAGCTTCATCAAAGAATTTATTTAGTTGTAAAACACCATCTTCATGTAGTGATCGTACCATGAATAGTTTACCAAGTGTTGATTCACCATGCAGTCGAGATTTAAATGATTCGACAAAAGCTTTAATAAAATCGTCTTCAAAAGAAATTGTTGTTGTATATTGAAAAATTTCTGTTGGATTAAGCATTAATGATTCAAGGAATTTTGTTACAATTGAACAAAGATGTCTTGCTTCATAACCGCATTTATCGTCCATGTATGGATAAAAAGTATTTTCAAAAACTTCAATTTTCGTTGGAAGCGGTAAATTCTTTTTTTCACAATATATACAATACATTTTATAGAAATCGTTCATAATTGCCCAGTACTGTTTGAGCATTTTATAAACTTGTTCATATGTCTTTTTTACTTCGGTATCAGTAATTCTCATAGAGGGAGAAATTGTAAGGTTGCATTTTTTTGTATTAAATGATTTTCCGTCATTAGTATATTCTTTATCATACATATCATCACGAATGTCTTTAATGATTAGTGGATAAGAACGTCCTTCTTTAATTACTGACGACCAATTTTGACGTCTTCTTTTTCCAACATCATTTGCAATCATTAATGCTTCTTGACCATTATATTCATGAAGTTGAACAATAAAACCGATTACGTCCTTACTACCTTGTTTAGCAAGAACTGTTGATAAAATAGTACCCCAAGTAACAGCACCCTTTTGAGGAATAAGAGTTGAATGAACACGCATATCTTGATCCATATTATGATTAATTATAGTTATATAGTCCTGTTATTTTAAAATTTCAATTTTTTGTTAAATAAAAAGAAAACTTATATTTTCTTTTTATTATCACACAAATATATTATAAAGTAATAGTATCATCTGGACATTCTATATCATATGAAATAATTATTTTTAATAAATCAATATCTTCATCTTCCTCATCTGTAATAAATTTGCATTCAATGATAAATTTATCACTTGTCTTTCCGAGCTTATCAATAATAAAATCAGTAAATAATTCTGTATCATTATCATTTGTATCATCAGAATCTATTGTATTTATTAGAACTATATTTTCCTTTGATTTATTTACAATCCATTCATTATCTTCAATATAGAATCCAGAACATTTTTGATGATATCTCTTTATATTATCTAATACAAATTTATAAAATTGTTCTAATGTAATAGTATTATCGAATTTATCAAATTTAATATTTTTCATTTCATATTTTAATAATAATCGGTTCACTTGTTTTTCTGTAATTATTTTATTTAAAAACTCTTTTTTTTGATAAAAATTCATTTGATTAAAGTTTTTTTTTAATAAATTTGCTAATTCGTTATTTTTAGTGAAATCATCAGAACTTACTAAATTTAATTGATTATCGTTTTTTATTAAATATTGCATATATAATAATTAATATTGATTTTTTAAATCATTCATTTATAGTTTTTTGTTTTTTTAATACATATTTGCCATTATTGAACACCACATTAATAATTTTATTTATTTTACCATGTTTTAAATCATATTCAACATTCTTTTTTGTTTTTAGGTATCCTTTTTCTAACAAAGTAAACAAAAATTTTTTAAGTTTATCTTGTTGACAATCATCAATATCTTGTGATAGAACATATTCTTCTAGTAATTCTTTTTTATGAAAATCTATAATTTTATGCCATTCTTTATAATATTGTGTTTTCTTAACAAAATTCATAATTTCTTTGTGATTATCATCAGTATTATTAACTTTATTAAATGAATCAATAATTAGTTTTAAATTATTAATTCTTATATTATTCTTTGTATATTCATTTTGTTCTTGATATAGTAATTCATTTTCAAATTTAGCTTTTAAATTTTCTCTTGCAATACTTCTTATATATGATGAATTAAATGTCATAATTACAATAATTAACTATTATTTAAATCAATAAAAACAAAATCAATTTTTTATAAATGGTTATACATATGAAATTTATTTATAGTTTTTACATTCTTTGAGTAATTGATTGTTATTTTAGTCTTTTTTTTTGTAAATAATAATGAAAAAAAAATCATTAGTATTTTATAAATGGAATTCAGTAACTTTTATACTAAATTGAATAACTTAAATGGTAAAGAATTATTTAAATTTATTGTGATGTTTATATTAGTACTATCATTTTTTAATAAATTAAATATAACTTTATCAATGTTTGTTGGAATATTAATAGGTTCTGTGATAGTTTATTATAATTATTCAAAATATGAAGCAAATAAAAGTACAGAAGACAATTTAATAATATCAAAACATCAAAATATTCATCCTACACCAATTGAAGATATTAAAAATTATCCTGATATAATAGATTTTATTTTTTCAATACAAGAAATGAGAATATATGCTCCACAAAATTGGGAAGAAATGATATTAAATATAAATTCATTTATTCGTATACACGCAGATATCAATCTTGGTGATTTAAATTGTTATGAAAATTACGAAATAGCTGAAAATAAAATGAATAATGCAACTAATGCACTTCATTCAATTATATTTGGATTACAAGCAAGCCCTGAAGTACTTGAAAAACATAATAGATCTCATAAAAAATTACATCAAATATTACATAATTATTTAAAAGAAATATATAAAATATGTCAACGTAAAATTATTAAAAAAGGTTATGATAATACTACTAAAATTATAAATCATACTGGACCAAAAGCTTATAATTATTATTTATTAGACAAATCCTTTACTTATGATGTTTATTAAGTTTAATTATTTAAAATAAATATAAATATAATTTATATATGTCAAATCAATATGAAATTACATATTCAGATCCAAGAGGAAACTTATCTATAATAAATCCAATGGGTGATTTTAATATACCAATAGAATTACCATATAATAATGATAATAATAAAATAAAACAAAATAATAAACATAATAATAAACATAATAATAAACATAATGATGATAGTCAAAGAACAATATATCAAATTGCTCAATTTAAAAATCCATCAACTGACAAATATCATATTAGAAAATATATAATAAAAGATGATTGTTCAGAAATGATATGCAAAGAAGGTTATATTTCATCAACAAAAGTAAATTCATTAATGAATAGATATAATAAAAATAGATATACTATATACTCAGTATATAATTTGCAACAGATAGCTCATCCATCAATGGGTGAAATTTTAAGTTCTAGAAGTCAGTTAATTGAAGGAAATCATAACTATAGTGGATTTAGTTTATTTTAAAATAATTCATATATCGCTACTATTTTCATCAATAGTATCATTTTTAAATTGATTAATTAATGAAACAATAATAACAATTAGTATTAATAATAAACCCAAATAAAATAATCTTCTCTCTTTAGTTATTATATCTAGATTAAATTTAAATTGCAACAAATCATCTAATATTTCAAATATTATATCTTTTAGTGAAAAAATATTGTTCCCAACTGTTTTATTAAATGGGTTATAATCTTTTTTTTCTTTATTAAGTTCTTCCAGTATTTGTTCTTCTAATATTCTATTATTTTCTAGTCTTTGGTTTGTTGCTTCTTCAAATGCTTTATTAAACACTGCTAAATTAAATTTAGTTGTTTCTGTATTTTCAGCTACATCCATATTTCTATGATATTATTAGGAAAAAAATAGTAAATACAAAATACTAGAAAATTGAAATGAATTTATATAAATAAATAATTTTATATATAGTTATTATAATGTATTTTCGTTGTCCATCTTGTGGTACTAGTTTTGCAAAGAGATATATTGAATGGATTACTGAATCCGACAAAATAAATGAAACTATCAACTTAACTGATAAAGAAAAAGATAAAAAAAGACAGGAATTATTAAACAAACTCAATTTTAAAAATTATTGTTGCACAATGAGAATGCTAACAATGTCAAATTTAACACGATTAATCAAATAAATTAAATTTATTAAGTATGCTATTTTGTTCGTTCTAGCATTTTTTTTTTATTCATTCTTGATGTTTTATTTTTAAGTCCCGCAGGATATTGATCAGGATCTTCAGAAAGTTTAATAATATCAATTACTTCGCCAGATCCCCGCGTTGTACCTTCTCTAAATAACAATTCTGCACCAGGGTACATATATTCTGGTCTTTGAGTAAATCTAAGAAGTACTTCTGCTTCATCTCCTTGTCTAAGACCGCGTTTTACTATATCTTCTTTAGTGAATTCTTTTGATCCGTTTGTAACAGAAATAATTTCTTTAAGTTTAGCTGCTTGTGCCACATATCCAATATGAAAATGTGGCGTATATGTACCTTCATTAATAAATGATTTGTGATAAAAAATATTAATGCGTGCTTTAAATTCTAAACAAATATTGACACAATCATCTTTGTTTTTAAGAGCAACCATTCCTGTACAAATGTTTTGTCTATCAAAATTATATTTTTTATCAACACGAATTGCAAAGGTTCCTCTACCATTTTCAGGTAATGTATCTCTTTCTTTTAAGTTCATTTCATCTTTCTTTCTATCAGCATCATAATGAATTGATCTCACGGTAGCAGGTATAAAACTTTTATTATAAGGACCAATATATATAATATCACCTTTAGAAATAGACCCACCCTTTACAATTCCAGAAATAATAAGTCCTTGACCTGGAGGTTTGAATGTATCATCAATGAAATATACAGGTCCTGTATTTCCACGAATCAATTGCGATCTTGGTTTAAGATTTGACGCTAATTGACGTATGAATTTAACATAATGTCCTGTTTTGTTTGAAATACATATAATAGGAACAATTTTAGTAGTTGTATTTAATGTATTACAAATTTCAGCGATCTTATGCATATCGTTTTCTTCTCTTTTTTTCATTTCTTCAAATGGAATCATTTTAAATACAATATCATCTGTATCATCGGGACATTTAACTTTTTTATTTTTGTCAAATTTAAGTTCTTCAATAAACGGATTCTTATTGACATAATCTGGTTTTCTATTTACTGCTTTATTTCTCAAAAATTTTTCAATTGAGTTAATTGTATTTTGGAATTTGTTTACAGGAGCAATATCAATTTTAGTAATCACAATGAAAAAAGGTATTTTCTTTAAAACCATTAATGCTAAATGTTGTTTAGTCATTGTTAGTATGCCTTTATTTGCGGCAATTGTAATCATGCCATAATCTGGAAAATGCCCCATTCCTTTTGCAGTTGTACCAAAATACTTTTCATGACCACATAGATCATTTAATGTTACAATATGTCCTTTATTATCACTGTCCTTTTTTTCTTCTTCAGATTTAACACGAATTGATTTTGATGAAATATCTGAAGTTCTTCCAGACTCTTTTTCATGGTGATGTTTTGCAATTTTATCACGTGCCAAACCATTACCATCATCAAGATTACCATAAATGATAACGCTCAGTGTTGTACTTTTACCAGAATCAATTGATCCACCATTAGATATTGATACATCATTAATAGGTATCATGTATATATAAGTTAGATCTTATATACTGTGATTAATTAATAAGATTTTCAACTTTTATTAAAAAATTGATTGATAATTAAGCTATTAATATATATATAAATATATAACATTATATAGCATTATGTCAACAAGCGTCAAAGTAAATCTTAAAAAGATGTTAAAAACTAATTATGATGGTAAACGATATGATGGAGAAGAATTGTTAACATTTGTTGAGGTTATAACTAAAAAATATATATCTAAATATGATGATATATCTTCTGACGAGTTTATTAAAATGTTATCAAATTATGTTCATTATTCTGTAAAAAAAGATGATTATTATATTAAAAGCACTGCATTAAATTCAAAAAATAATACAATGTATGAAATATTAAGTGAAGCAAAAGATGAGGATTGTGATACACTTGATTTGGAGGAAGAATCCGAATCAGAATCAGAAGAGGGAATGATTATAGAAGTGAAAGAAATAATATATGATAAATCTAAACCATATTTTAGAAAAAAAAAATATGCTAATCGAAAATATAAATATGCAGATGCTCATAATTTTACACCTGAAAAAAAAACATTAGAACAACATGGTGAAGCATATGGTCCATTTGGATCTCAATGGATACATGATAAACAAATAGATGATGTCTGGGGTCCTGATGAAGAAAGGAGAGCAAAAGAATTCGATAGATTAAGAAATATTGTTTTACCAGAACAACGATCAAAAGAATGGTTTAAAATGAGAGAAGGTAAAATTACAGCAAGTGATCTTGGATGTTTGCTTGGTGATAATCATTATGAAGCTCCATATAAATTTATTTTAAAGAAAATTGATCCTCCACCATTTAATTCAAATATATATTGTTATCATGGAAAGAAATATGAAGAAATTGCAACAATGGTATATCAATACAGAATGAATGTTATTGTAGAAGAGTTTGGACTAATGGGTGATAAAACAATTCCATTCATTGGTGCAAGCCCTGATGGTATTTGTTCCCCTTATAAAATGGATGGAATACATAAATCAAAATTAGTGGGACGTATGTTAGAAATTAAATGTCCTTATGTAAGAAAAATTAAAACTTCAGGACCGATTAAAGATCATATATGTCCTGTATATTATTGGGATCAAGTGCAACAACAATTACAATGTTGTGACCTTGATGAATGTGATTTTTGGCAAGCACAAATTGAAGAGTATAAATCAAGATATACTTTTTTGGCAGATACAAATCCAGATGAACCATTTCGATCCATTGAAACAGGACACGAAAAAGGTGTTCTGATTCAATTGCTTTCACACGAGTCTTTGGAAGCATGCATTGAAGATAAAGAGATTATAGTAAATGGAGAAAAAAAAACAATTAAAAGTAAAAATATAAAAAAATATTGGGAAGAAGTATATAATAAAGCAATCTTCATATATCCAAAAAAAATAGAAATGTCACCTGAAGAATGTGATAAATGGATTGCCGAACAAGTATCAACATATAAATTACAAAAAGACGACAAAGGAAAATCAAAATATTATAATTATGAGTTCGATCGTGTTTTTTATTGGAAAATGGTTCTTACTAATAATGTGGTAATTAAGCGTGATCATGTATGGTTTAAGAAAGCATTGCCAAAAATGAAAAAAATGTGGAATTATGTTAAAAAACTTAGAACAAATCCGGAAATAAAACAATTAGTTATTGATTATGTTAAATCATTAAATATAAAAAAAAATGATCATATTTTAAAAGTATATGAAATTGTTACAGACCCAGAACATAAAGAATATAATGAAATGATAAATAAAATGAAAAAAATGATCAACATAAAAAAAATGTCATTAATGAGAGATGAAGAATTACTTAAAAAAGCAAACGATGAATCTAATAATGATTTAGAAGTTACCAATAATTGTAGTTATGATCTAGAAGATGATAATGATTTCGAAATTATCGATGATTATGAGTAAATTAAAATATTTAAGTCATTATACCTCATTATAACTCATTATGATATGTGATCAAGAAATTGAATTTTATTTATTTAAATAGTAAACTTATATATTATACTCAATACTTAACAATGTCAGCAACTGAAAGTGAAAGTTTTGATACAAAATCATGTGATGATCTTTTTGGAATAAAAAATGATCTATTAATTAGTATTAAAGAAGATTTAGCCAGAATAACATTAAAAAAAGCTATGAAACAATTAAGAAAAAAGAACCCTGAATTTAAAAATTATGAAAAAGAATTAATTAATGAATTAAACAAACAAAAAAAGATTAAAACAGATATGATACCAGTAGAAGATGTAGACGATAGATATGTTTATACTAAATTAGATGACATAAACAATAATAATAAACCTTTATATAAATTTAAAAATAATATATTTGATGATCAAGGTAATTGTGTGGGAGTTATTAAGGATAATCAAAATTTCCTTTTTAATTATAAAGTTAATTTTTCAGATAAATTAACTTATTAATTTTTTTCTGATATATTAATATATGTCAGAGATAAATGAAATATCTTATGAAATATCGTTTGAAGTATCTGATTCTGACCATAAATGTGGACCTGAATTAAAATTTAAAAATGGACATTGTGCTCCTCTTGATTTAATAATAGAATTCGCAAAAGCGTGGAATGATAATAATTGCGAAAATAAAATTAAGTTAAGTGAAAGACTTGATACAGTAAATCCAGGAAAATATAAAATATGTTTAGTTAAACAATTACAAGATAAAATGTCACCACAATGTGGAAATAGTCAAAAATGTTGGTTAAAGCAACCATTCATTAATAGAATTAATGAAAAATATAAATTTTTTTTAGAAGCAAGATTATATAGACCACGTGGACCAAATAGCGGGTTCAAATGGTTAAATACGTTTGATATTATGAAAGTCATGGAACAATATGAATATAAATATAAAGATTATAAATTCATGGGAGCAGTACCAATTGATTTTGATAAATTATCTTTGTTAATTCCAGATACTGATATTTATTTAGCAAATTTAGATTTTAATAAACTAGAAGCTATTGAAAAAACAAGACTTGGGATTATTTTTAATTTAGACACTCATGATAAACCAGGATCTCATTGGGTTGGTATGTTTATTGATTTAAAAAAAGGACATGCTTTATTTTTTGATTCATATGGATCAAGACC